TTAATTCATGAGCTGCTTGTCTAGGTCTTGTTTCATACCCAGCTTCTGCTGCACATTCAGTTTTAGTTTTTCTACCTTCGTTAAAAACTAATAATTCTGCGAATTTAATTTGTCGTTCTGTTAATTCTTTTGGAACACCCATAATATTGACATATAACGTTATCTGGCGTACAAGTCAATTGGGGTCGGCTTACGAGAAGATGAATGATCATGCCTTCAGATACTGGGCCCCACTTAAAAAGGTGAATTATGCTTAACGGTAAAACATTATCAAAAGTATTAGATAAATTAATTAAAGGTTCTGAAGTTGGATCTAATGCACGTATCCAAGTTCAAATGCCTAACGGTGATCTTCATGACATTACAGAAGTTAGACTAATGGAAAATATGGTTATTGGACAATTTGAAACCCACAGAATTGTTTTAAAAACAGAACCTGAAAGACATAAAATGTCTAAAGTTATACGTTCAAATCAAATCGTTTAAGTACGATGAAACCCGAATCAAAATTTTGGCAACAAGTTAAGAAAAATACACCTAAGATTCAATGGACAAGATTAGAGTCTTGGATATCTTTGGGTGTGCCAGATTTATTGGGGTATAATGATTCTTGTGGTTTTTTCATGGTTGAGCTTAAAATTGCAAATGGTAATAAAATTAGACTTTCCCCGCACCAGATTCTATTTCATACTACCATGACTCGCCGTAACTTTATCTTAGTAAAAGAAGCCTCTTCTCGATCCGCAATACTTTATGAAAGCTCCGCGATCCGCGAACTACAACACTCGCTCCGCGATGCGAAGATCGCGGCCCAGGATGATTGGTCCGAGATCCAAGCAAAGCTATTAGGGAATTAATTCCAACGACTATCAACGTCCCGCGATTCGCGGTACTTCTTATCAAAATCCTCTTGTTGCTTACTATCAATATGAATAGCATACCAATAGAATAGCGCTGCGATGATCGCTGCTATACAAACGCCTGACATCAGCCATGCATACATACTTGCCATTAGTTCTATCATAAGTTCTATCATTGTTATCCTTTCTATTATTATGAACCAGTTATTAGGGGAGCTCTTGGTTCAGGAGCAACTAATATATAATCCCATATCCACGATAAGTCAATAGCTAATCAAGAATAATCTAAACTAAATTTAATCACGAATCACGATTCAAGATCAACGGAACGCGATAAGTCAATGCGACATATTGTCGCAGGCTCGCCTGGGTTGTACACGCATAGGTTGTGCGCGCTTCGCGTATAGGTTGTGCGCCTGGCGTGCTCGGTCCTCGGCCGCTGCGCGGCTTGTGGGTCGGGGCGCCGCTGCGCGGCTCTCCTTTCTTTGAGTGTTGTATTATGGATACACTGTTGCAAAAATGTCACGCCCGCTGCGCGGGCTCTCACTTCGCGCTTCGCGTTCAGGTTGTGCGCCGCTGCGCGGCATCCGGCTCGCGCTGTTGCGCTCGCTCTCCCTGCTCGCCGCTTCGCGGCTCGCCATCCCTCCATCGTGCAGCGCTGTTGCGCTGCTCTCCGTGCCCGCTTCGCGGGCAGTGGGTCGTGCGCCGCTGTTGCGGCGCGCTCCTCCCGCTTCGCGGGGCGCGGTCGGTGGAGCGTCGCTGTTGCGACGCCCGTCCCCGCTGCGCGTGTGTTCGCCCGGTCTCGCCGCTGTTGCGGCTCGCCGTCGGGCTCACGATCTAGACTACATCCACGTCCGTACTCGGCTCAGTCCTTGAATCCCAAACCAATCCTGAAAGTAAAAAGATTTAACACCCCCCACCCCCCTAAAATGGAAAAAGGGGTCCCGGAGTCTACCCTTTAGACTGAGATCTAGGCATAGGGGGAGGGTAAAATCATTATAGTAATAAACATTGATAATGCTAAAAAATTTTATAAAAATTTTTACGGATGGCTTTTTTGAAATAGAAATGTTAGATAACTCAATATAGGTGTGCTTATATTATGTTAAAAGATTTAGATATATTAAATAAACTCCCGCCAGACGCGCGTAAGGAGTATATGAAATATGCAATCTCCCTTACTGAAAAGAAACAACAAGAAAAAGTAAATAATGATTTTCTTTCTTTTGTAAAAGCAGTTTGGCCAGATTTCGTTGAAGGTAGTCATCATAAAAAAATTGCTGAACAATTTAATCGTCTTGCAGAAGGAAAGATTAATAGATTAATTATTAATATGCCACCTAGACATACCAAGTCTGAGTTTGCATCTTTTTTACTTCCTGCATGGATGATTGGTAGACAACCAAAATTAAAAATTATCCAAACAACCCATACCACTGAACTAGCGGTGCGATTTGGTAGAAAAGCAAAACATTTAATTGATAGTCAAGATTATAAAAAATATTTTAAAACAACACTAAGAGAAGATTCCCAAGCCGCGGGCCGATGGGAAACGGATCAAGGTGGTGAATACTTTGCTGCCGGTGTCGGTGGAGCAATCACTGGTCGAGGTGCTGATTTATTAATCATAGATGATCCACACTCGGAACAAGATGCTATGAATCCAGAAGCGCTGGAACGTGCTTATGAATGGTATACGTCTGGTCCAAGACAGCGTTTACAACCAGGTGGAAAGATAGTTGTAGTTATGACTCGTTGGTCATTGAAAGATCTTACCGGATCGTTGATCGGGGCTCAGAAAGGTTTAAAGTCAGATCAATGGGAGCTCATAGAGTTTCCTGCAATATTACCTAACAACGAACCTGTATGGCCAGAGTATTGGAAGCTATCAGAATTAGAATCAGTTAAAGCATCTTTAAGTTTACAAAAATGGAATGCACAGTGGATGCAAAATCCAACTTCAGAAGAAGGTTCAATCATTAAACGTGAATGGTGGAGGAAATGGGATAAGGATTATATTCCAGAGTTAGAACATGTTATCCAAAGTTATGATACTGCATTCATGAAAAAAGAGACTGCCGATTATTCTGCAATCACAACATGGGGTGTATTCTATCCAAACGAGGATAGCGGACCTAATTTAATACTATTAGATGCTGTAAAGAAACGATTAGAGTTTCCAGAACTTAGACGTGAAGCTTTACAACAATACTATTATTGGAAGCCTGATTCAGTAGTAGTGGAGTCAAAAGCATCAGGATTACCATTAACTTATGAATTACGTAAGATGGGTATACCCGTCATTAACTTTACACCAAGCAGAGGAAATGATAAACATTCTAGGATAAACGCAGTTGCCCCTCTTTTTGAGAGCGGACAAATTTGGGCGCCTGAGGCTGATTTTGCAGAAGAGGTTATTGAAGAATGCGCGGCATTTCCTTTTGGGGATCATGATGACCTTGTAGATTCAATGACTCAAGCTTTAATGAGATTTAGACAGGGAGGCTTTATAAGTCACCCAGAAGATTATGAAGATGAACCAGTTATACACGACGACAGAGAATATTATTAATGGACAACTTAACTTACGATAAAGACTTACATATTTTTTTAGATGCAGAAGGTAATCCTGCAACTCAAGAAGATATATTATTATGGGGAGCTGAAAACCCTGTTGTAACTTTTCCAAATGGAAAAGAAGAAGTTGTAAACATAGATGATCATGCTAGAGAAATAGTTGATCATATGAAAAGAAATAATATTGATCCATCTTTAATTCCAGATATTGCTAGTCAAATTGGTCAAGGTCAAAGTGCTCAAGATATAATAGCTAATCTATTCAACCCTAAAATCCCTGTACAAATGCCAGAACAAAATGTACAAGAACCTTTACAATCAACTATGCAACCAACGGATTTAATAACTGAAGATCAAAACAATGGATATTAGAGAATTTAATAAAATGTTTAATGATATTCGTCATCCATCTAATGACGAACAAATGTTTAATATAGGAATAACATCTCTACCTCATGGTTATCAATATGGTGGTGGCGCGATTGGATATTCAACTGGAGGTTTAGCTCCTATCACAGCTGGAATGTCTATTGCTCCAGGTTATGCTCGTGGTGGATATATTAGTCAGGGTGAACCTGTTAATACAAATTTGACAAGAACCATTCCACCTGTTAGAGGTCCCAATCCACAAGGTGTTGAAACATTATTCAAAAGAAGGTATAGTTAGTCATGGCTGATATAGATAAGGCGTTGCCTAATACATTAATCGATAGCACGCAAATTCCAAGTCAAGGTGTTGATCAAGCGATTCAAGAAGCTCAAGTAGAACCAATCGGTGATGCTCAAATAACTCAAATGGAAGATGGTGGAGCAGAAATTTCTTTTGATCCATCTAAACAAGCTCAAGAAGGTGGACAAGATCATGACGCAAACTTAGCAGAATTTTTAGATGATAGTATCCTTGGAGAAATTGGATCAGACCTTCAAGAAAAATATACAGATTATAAATCATCAAGACAAGATTGGGAAAAAACTTATGTAAACGGATTAGATCTTTTAGGATTTAATTATAAAACAAGAACACAACCATTTAGAAATGCATCTGGAGTTACACATCCAGTTCTTGCAGAAGCAGTTACACAATTTCAAGCACAAGCTTATAAAGAATTATTACCAGCATCAGGTCCTGTTAGAACTGAAATTTTAGGATTATCTGATCGTCAAAAAGAAGATCAAGCAATACGTGTTAAAGATTTCATGAACTATCAAATTATGAATGTTATGAAAGAATACGAACCTGAGTTTGATCAGATGTTATTCTATTTACCATTATCAGGATCTACATTTAAAAAAGTTTATTACGATTCAATGTTACAAAGAGCAGTATCTAAATTTGTTCCATCAGATGATTTAATTGTACCCTACACTGCAACTTCATTAGAAGATGCTGAAGCTGTTATTCATGTAATTAAAGTTTCTGAAAATGAATTAAGAAAACAACAAGTATCTGGATTTTATAAAGATGTTGATTTAGGAGAACCTCCTTTACAACAAGATGAAATTGAAAAGAAACAATTAGAATTACAAGGCATTAGAGTTTCTAAACAAGCAGATGTTTTCACATTATTAGAATGTCATGTTGATTTAGATATAGAAGGATTTGAGGATAAAGATTCTCAAACTGGTGAGCCCACAGGAATTAAACTTCCTTACATTGTAACAATAGAAGAAGGATCAAGAGAAGTTCTTTCAATTAGAAGAAATTATAAAGCAGGTGATCCATTAAAAAGAAAAACAAATTACTTTGTACATTTCAAATTTTTACCAGGTTTAGGATTCTATGGATTTGGTTTAATTCATATGATTGGTGGTTTATCAAGAACTGCTACTCAAGCTTTAAGACAATTATTAGATGCAGGAACTTTAGCTAACTTACCATCTGGATTTAAGATGAGAGGTATTAGAGTTAGAGATGATGCACAACCTATTCAACCAGGTGAGTTTAGAGATGTCGACGCTCCGGGAGGAAATTTAAAAGATGCATTTATGCCACTTCCTTTTAAAGGACCCGATCAAACATTATTACAATTAATGGGTATTGTAGTTCAAGCAGGTCAACGCTTCGCGAGCATCGCAGATGCACAAGTGGGAGATATGAACCAACAGGCAGCCGTGGGTACTACTATGGCGCTATTGGAGCGCGGATCGCGAGTGATGTCTGCTATTCATAAAAGATTATATTCAGCACTTAAAAATGAATTTGATTTATTAGCAAAAGTATTTTCAACTTACTTACCTCCAGTTTATCCATATGATGTAGTAGGTGGACAAAGACAAATTAAACAAGCTGACTTTGATGATAAAGTAGATGTTCTTCCAATTGCCGATCCAAATATATTTTCACAGACACAAAGAATTGGTATAGCTCAAACACAATTACAACTTGCTCAATCTAATCCACAAATTCATGATCTATATCAAGCGTACAGATCTATGTATGAAGCGATCGGTATAAAAAATATTGATTTAATATTACCACCGCCTCAACAACCACAACCAATGGACCCTGCATTAGAACATATTGCTTCAATGACTGGATCTCCGTTCCAAGCATTTGCTGGTCAAGATCATAAAGCTCACATTGATGCTCATTTAAATTATTTACAATTAAATTCAGTTAGAAATAATCCAGTTTCAGTTGCTTCAATTCAAAAAAATATTGTTCAACACATTTCTTTGATGTCTCAAGAACAAGTTCAAATAGAATTTGCACAAGAGTTACAACAAATACCTATGTTACAACAGCAAGCACAAGTTAACCCACAAGCTTTACAACAAATTCAAAGAATCATGAGTCAAGTTGAATCAAGAAAAGCTAAGTTGATAGCTGAGATGACTAAAGAATTTGCAGATGAAGAAAATAGGGTTATAGGTCAATTTGATTCTGACCCATTAATCAAGCTAAAAGCACGTGAGATTGATCTAAGAGCTTCAGAAAACGAGCAAAAACGTAAAGAAGCTGAAGATAGACTAGCTTTAGATAAGATGAAAGCTTTAATGAACCAAAATTCAGGTGAGAATAAGCTTGAACAAAACGAAAAATTAGCTAAACTAAGAGCCGGAGTAAGTCTTGCAAAGCAAGGAATACAACAAACTAAAATAACGGGTATATAAATGAAAAATCCAGCTAAAGTAAAAAAAGTAATGCATGAATTTAAAGCAGGTAAATTGCATTCAGGAAAATCTGGAAAAATAGTTAAGAACCCAAAACAAGCGATTGCGATCGCATTATCGGAGGCAAACATGTCTAAAAAAGGTTACGCAAAAGGCGGAATGGTTAAAGGAGATCAAGATTCAACTTCTGTTTATGGAACACAAGTTGGAGATCATAATAAATTTTTAAATTCTGATGGTTATAAAAAAGGTGGCATTGATGTTGAAGTTACAAATAAATCTGAAACACAAAGTGTACAAGTAAAAGGCCAAAGAAGAATGTTACCAGAAAAGAAATCTAAAGCTGAATGGTACTAGTATGTTACCAATGCTTGGAGCTATTGCACCATTAGCTAAAATTCTTTTTAGTACTATTGAAAAAGCAGTTCCAGACAGAGATTTACAAGAGAAATTAAAAGCTCAACTTAATCAACAATTACTACAATCTAGTACAGAAGAATTAAAAGCTGCAGCATCTA